GGTAGTCCCCTAAATTTTGCATAACTAGGTTAGAGTTATCTGCGGCAACTAAGCAAGCTCTCGTTGCGTGAAGCTGCGTTTTAGTATGGTTGGCAGTATTAAAGAGACTCCAGCCACTTGCATCTACACCCCCTCCGATTTCCTGGGGTGCAAATTTAATAGTGGATCCTTCTTCCGCCAAAGCATCTACACCCCATTGGAGAATAGAGGTTGGGCCTGCCACATGAATTGAAGAGTTCTTTCCAGCGTATAGTCCTGTTGTTCTTTGAGACTTTGACCAAAGGTTGGGTCCAACAATGTAAGTGCTAAATCTACCAGTACCATTAATATCTAAGTAGCTATTGTCGGTGACAGAGAACGCTGCGCCTTTAACAGGAGAATTGTAAATAGCACTAGTGCTATCCGCTTCGGAGGCTAGTCCAAAGGAATTAGGACATACCGCATTCATATAGGAACCGTTGGTTACCTCTACCGCAGGAACAACTGATTTCCGACCATTAGTTTCTACCCGCATATGATTACCATTAAATAACATTCTTTCATAAATGGTATCCATGGCACTTACCGAAGTAGGAATAAACTGTGAGCCTTTCATATGGACATGTTGTCCATTATTTTCAAAGTTAGTTAATGGAAGGAATGGTCCACTTCTGGTTATAGCCTGAGCGTTCTTGTTGTAGTTAAAGATAGACCCCGTAGAGATAAGACCTTGATCTTGATTATGGTCCAAGGTGGTTTCTTGAACCTTAAAAGTGGAATCTTCTAGTCTAACTCCAACTCTATTTTGGAAGGAAGATACTCTACTAGACATATCAATTAGAGATTGTTTAGCTTTAATACCTTCATTAATATTATTAAAAGTTTGTAAGACAATAGTATTAGATCCATAAACTTCTGTGATGTTATTACCCGCTACATCTAATCCGTATTTATATCCAGGAGGGGTAACTACTTGAGAGTTTTCTAAATCTACCCCTACCATATTTCTGGTGAATACGAAAGGTGAGTCTACAGGACATCCGTAAGCTGCGGTTAGAGCGGAGCTTAGTGTAATATTAGAGTTCACAGCTTTAAGACCTGGAGTTTGGACAGAAGTTTTCTTTTGATTTAAGAATCCCCCACCGAAATTTTCTAACTCATAGTTATTAGTAGCAATAAACCCTCTGTTTAGAATAACTTGAGAATTATTAGCTTTTAAGCCTGCTTTCTTACACCTAGTAGCTGTGCAGTTTTCTATCACTACTTCAGATCCGTCAATATCAAAGCCAATATCGGTTCTTTGAGATCCTGTGCTAGTGATGGCTGCTTGTGTAGCTCCATCAACACAGAAACCTCTTAGGTATACTCTTCCTGAGCAGTTTTTAATAGTAGCTGCGCTTAGAGTATTATTGTAAATTAACCCCGTAGCTCGCTGGTTGGAGTTGTTAAGCCCGTCAGCACTCCAAGGAATATTTGATCTGTGGATATTAACTATAGGAGTTGGATTATAATTCCAAATAGCAATATCCGAAGAGGCGGAATTATCTGAATACTGTCCTACTTCGAAGATATCAGGAAGGAAAAAGCCAAATAATCCCGCAAGGGCTACTTCATCATCAAAGTTAGTAGAAATACCTACTGTTCTTTTAGAATCGGTAGAAGTCTTTGCCCACTCTGGAGGCAGCATAAAGGTTCTATTAAACTTTGACCAAAACTCCCAAGTAGTAGCGTGTTTATTTCCTACTTTAACTTGAGATCCAACACAGAAAGCATCGGTCATGGTATTACTAGTATCTTCGGAAGTAAAATATGTCATAGCACTGGCTGGGCTGGTATCAGCCACCACCGATGATACCGACGCAGCACTACCACATAATGACTTAGCAAATCCTCGGTTAATAATCTCTAGTCCACCCGAAGGGGTAATCTCCTTATTCTCTAGGCGAAGATGACCTAATTCTCCACTAACACAAACTTCAATAATAACAGGCTGTCTAATTGTATTAGGGAGAGCTTCGATGGCCCCTGATAAACTTCCAAAAATTTTCTTATCATCAATGCCACAATCAGATACAGCAAGCATGATTGTAGGAGCGGTAGCAGACGTTGGGTATCCTGCCATCTCCCAAAGATAATCATCCCTATCTTCTAGATCGTAGATGGGAAGGTTGTCCTGCTCCCAATTGTAGAAAGAGCTAGAATCAAATTTATAAACGGGATCAACCCAATTATTAATTACTTGTCCTGTTCCAGAAGTAAGATAGAGATCGTCTTGATTAAATGCCATATTAGAAATTCAGAGTCCATTTAAAGACTAGCGAAAAATCTTCAGTCTTTACAATATTAGTGAAAGGTCGATATGCACATAGCTGCGACCTGTTTGTAGTTAGTCCTAGAGGGTTTTGCATAAATAATCCTACTTCATTCAGGGGGGTTTCTAAGTTATTACAGGCACCCCTACTAATATAAAGTATATAGGTAACAGAGTTCAAGTCTACTCGTTTAATACTATTATCTGAGATAGTGGGGAACATATGGGTATCTCCGTAGGTGCCCCCTACCGTAGCTTTCGCTGTGCCGTCCCAATCCATAAGCTCGTGATCTGAGATGGGAATATAAGTATCTGTCCCAGGTTGGTAATCCAAAGGTCCCTCCACCTGTCCTAAAGCGGACACTAAAGATACTTCTGAAACCCCGTAATTGGATATCTTAGTATCGCCCTTTACTCCTAGTTGAAAGTATCTAATCTGAAAATTAGTTATGTCTGCTGCCCCAGATCCTGCGTATAGTAGACCTAAGCCCACTCCCATACCCGAAGTAATAGTATTAGCGTCATCAAATACCTTTTCCTCTACTCCATCCGAGTATATTTTGTAAATTTCTAAGTGCCCAGAGACATCTAAAATATCTTTATTTTTCATAATTTTTTACTCCCAGTATTGTCGGGATGAAGTGTGACAACAGAACTTCTAAAGGTACCAGTGTAGTGTCTGTCAACATCATTACTGATTCCCAAGAATCCAATAGTCCAATGTATAACTAAAGAAAACTCCTCTGTTTTAGCTACCGATGGGAAGTCCTTATATGCCATAAGAAGAGGAGAATCCCGAAGAAACCCCTTAGGGTTTTTGGCAAACAGTCCAAGCTCTGTTATGTTTTTTCCATTCCCCGACTTCTCATCTAAAATAATTTCAGACTCAAACGAGTCTACAAAGAACTTAGTAACCTTGCTTTCCGTTACCTCTCCAAAGTATTGATCTTCTCCACTAAATACCACTGCCGAAAGCATGGCAGTGGTATTTAAGAGTTCAGTATAAGTCTTTCCTCCATCAATCGTGGACGCATTAAAGCCTCTATATCTTTTAACTAGATTAATATCAGTATCGTCTCCGTAGTCTTCCCAGCTAAAAGGAGCACTTAATTGATAAAAAGTAGCAGAGGACTCACGAGGTATTATAGCATCGCCTTCCCTGGTTCCACTATAGGTAATAACATCTGTACCTACTTGAAAGTAGCGGGGAGTATAATCCGAAGTAAAACGAGATCCAGCATTTTGTTGAATATCTAGGAAAGAAGAACCGAGTCCTGCCGTGACCAAGTTGGCTTTGTCCAGCACTGTTTCTTCAGTCCCATCTTTATAGATTTTATATACTGTTACGTGTCCACTAATCATGTTGAGACCTCAAATCTAGTGTCCATTGAATTTTTAAATTTTGATGATTATTAAATCCTGCCGATCCTCCATCATCTTGATTGCTACATAGGTTATTAGTAAAGGATTTCTTTGCAAATAACCTATACTCCTGAGGAGTAATACCTGTAGTAGTATTAATAAAAGTATTACCTACCATTAGAGGAGCATCATTATTTTTTAGAGCCTTAGAAGAATCCATATTCCACAGTCCAATATGGTGAATACCTCCGTATAGATTTAAAGTTGCTAAATCACTAGCAGGAATTTGAGTAGCTAAGGTAACCGTAGGCTGGGAGCACTGTGATACTGCACCCGTTAAATCATTAGGGGTAGATCCTGAGACATAACAATTTCCATAAATACTAGGAGTTGTTTCGTTATACTTAGTAGTAATATACCCTCGATAATCAATATTGTTTAGATCATTATATCCACTGGTTCTCTCACCATATACTATAAGATTAGCCGAAGCATCGTCCGGCGACCACTCGGCCTCGTAAGAAGAAACTAGCATCGCAGATAATTGAGCGGGTTCGTTTCTTGTAGGGTAGGCACCTTGAAAGTAACTAGATGCATCTGACTTAGCGAAGCAAATTCTGTTTTCAAATTGTCCAAAGCTCTGGGTCCCGTCGCCACTCACAATGGAATAAGAGGTATCAGTGTGCTCTAACTTGGTATCAGTCGGATCAGGGTAAGAAGGAAGCCTATAAGGAGGAGTATAGGAGGATGCAGTGGCTCCGTTTTCCACACCGATTGTAGCACTAGCCCAGAGAACTCTAAGTTTTTTATCACTACTAATTTGATTAATCAAGGAAGACACGGGAGCACTGTCTTCGGGGAAGAAGTAGGCATTACCTGAAAAAGATCCCGCAGCAGGCCCAAACGATATAGCCCCAAACCTCCAGTTAGAGGTATCCATCACCTCAGGGGATACTCCTAAGATGCTTGACGGGGTTGTTAGCATATCTACAATGCTCTCAGAGGCCCCATTAACTACGAGGTTAGGCTCACTCAGAAGAAGACTTTGAGTTCCGTCTGCTGCAATTGCAAATACTTCTACTTTACCCCTCATATATTTGAACGTCCGTTAGTTGGTTGTAAGTAGCCTCTGTCGTATTAGGATACATACTGCTATTTGAACGATAGTTTAACCTACTTCCTCCACTTACTTCCATCGTCCCAGAAGTAATTGTGTGATTTCTGCTCGCTAATCCCGAGCTTAATCCCTTAAGGAATCGGAATACTGCTTTTAAATCAGAGGGATCTAATTGAGCGTCCCCATATTTAGTCTGTATAACTGCTTTATTATAGTTAGTAATATCTTTGATTTCTATATTTTCAATAACTACAAACTTAGATAAGTGCCCTACCGTAGTAAACAATTCTAGCGTATACTTTTGATTCAACCTGTGTAGCTTGGATCCAGCGGTGTCTTTGTAGTAAGGAGTTAGCTTAATAGTATGGTTATTATAAGTAGAGAACTTGAACTTTAATTCATTTAAAGTATCTTTACTTATATTAGCTATGGATTGAGGATTACTGCCTACTAGCGTCTGTTCCAACGGCACTGGCTCCTTGCACAGAGCCGCTGCTACTGGGTTTTCTTCGATAATAAGCTGGTTAGCGTTAGTATTCCCTTCTCCACCCCCTAATACGGAGGTTAAGTTTCCTGTAGCAAAGCTTCTGGTTTGAGAATTATTAGTAGCTATGTAAATTCCCGCTGGTCCGCTTACGTCCTTAACCGAAAATGGCCTCCAGCTATCAGCTTTCTTATTACAGTCATCGTAAATTCCGTCTGGAAGATAGGACCATACCACTAGTCTTGCCCCGTCCACTGTATAACCATAATCTAGCTCAGGCTGAGTATGTACCCATAATCCTAAGGCTTGACCCCCTAAATGGTTATTTAAGGAGTCTAAGTTGTGGGCCTTAATAGTAACCTCATACTCATGATCCGGCTCTAAAAAATTTCTAGAAAGATTTGTTAGATCTGAATTATCGATATTAATTCTTAATCTAGGAAAAGAATCAGACTGTGTAGATCTGTGATACTTTAAAACTTGATTGTCAATCAAATACTTTGCATAGGAATATTGGCTTTGATTATCCCTAGAGAATCTATAAATGGAGAATGTTGGGTGCTGCGAGAACGTGTATGCAGTTGATGTATCTGTTATCTCGATAGAGCTTAGAAGATGCTTGTTTCTAAACTCAGGACTACCTAAGGGCAAGTCTGCCGCCGCGCTAGCAGCAGAAGTCCCTACATCGTAGGCTCCTTTACCGTTCATTCCAGAAACACTAAGAAGACCACTACCTCCGTAGTATGCTAAGTTTACTTCGTAGTTAGGCCCACTAGCTGCTAGGTATCCACTAACTTCTAGAGCAGAACCATCCGTGTCTAGATTAGAATTATAAATCAAAGGTCCGTAAGTATGGCTAAACAAATTAGGCCCACCACGAAGATCATATAGCCCTGCTGTTCCATGATCCCCATAGTCGGAAAGATAAGTTTTAAATAGTTCCTGCACAGGTCTACCAAAAGTGAAATGCTCGTAGTAGTTTAAGGATTCATCAGAAGCTTCTTTATTAATAAGATAGTTTCCTATGGATCGAGGAACATCCATACCCCCATAAACAGTGCTTTGTGCATACCAGTCACTAAAGTTGGGGGGTATCAGTAAATTACTGCTGGTGATGGTAGGAGTCCTGCCTTGGGTTACATCCTCAAAGTAGCCTGACACAATGCTACTAGCTTGGAGATACTTTTCCTGATCATGAACTTTATTCATAACATAGAGTATCTCCTGTAGATCTCCACGCCTTCCATAAGTATTACAGGATGAGGATTCTACAGCCTGTTTGGCTCTTGAAGCAAAGGTATTACTTACATCATATCCAAATGCTGAACTAGGAGAAGTAAGGTTCATACAGATATCCCAAACTTCGTTTAAGTTTGTGTAGTCTATAAGTTTTCCAATCCCATACTGGTAGTCGTTTTGTCTTAAGGCTACTTGTTGAAATGCTAGATCCGAAGGAATGTATCCTAGAGGCATATACCCTATAGCAGAAGAATAGTAAGCAGAAGAGAGTTCCAGACTTCCTGGGTTATTCCTACCCAACCTCGTAAACATTTTTGTTTCTGGAAGGAGGTTACGATAATTCCTTCTTCTTAAAGAATTTCGAGGGACGCTAGTGTAGGTAGTCCCAGAGAGTAGAACATCATTAATGTTGTCTACCTGCGTTCTTTTAAATCTGTGTTGAGGAAGACCGTTAGCAGTAGCTAAGGCTAACATATCTACCGCACAGACTCCAAAGCCTGTAGTCACTGTGCTGGAACCCTCATACAAATCTGTGAAGTTGGGCCTCCACTCTCTACAAGTATTATCAGCTAAAACATCCATCCCATCTACCACTGTGGAGACCGTGAGAATAACCTCTGGGATAGCATGGGCAGGCACGACTTGATTTACCGCTTGCAGGACTTGAGTTATTGCATACTGAGAAGTAGAGTTACGCTGCAATGACTCCCAGCTAAATGAACTGGCATCAAAAGACATTAAAAAGTGAGAGGACTTTCCGTTCCACATACTTAATAAGGTTACTGGGTCAGGAGTTCTTTCCTTAGTTGTATCTCTTAAAATTTCAGAGTAGTTAAGAGGATAGGTCTTCTCAGCAGTATAAATAATAAAGTTGTTTATAGCCTTTTTAATATCTAAGGATTGGTAGGTATTAGTAACGATATAATTTGTTACGCTGTTGGCAAAAGTTTTGTCTACTCCATAGCATTTTAGGAGGTATTCAATTCTTTCAATCATATTAGGACTAACTTGAATATCTGTGTAATACTGTCGCTTCTCATATGGGGGTATCGGATATACCCTTCCTCTATAGTTGAATGAGAAACTAGGATTAGTCTGTAAAGTTAAGCGTTGAGGTGCTAATACATCCCCTGCCGTAGGAATAGAGTAAAACGCTGTGATCTCACTATTAAACCCCCTCATATTTGTATACTCTACTATTTGCGCTTGAAGAATGGCAATGGCTTCAACATGATGAGGCTCGCTAGGGAGAGCCTGCAACACAGCAATACCAGCGTGAGCCGCTGCTATTAATTCGGCACGAATGTCTCGGGTAGTATATCCACCTAAATAAGGAGTTCCGTTTAGCATCAGTTGCGGCACGGGTGCGGGCTTTCCGGCTATAAGGAAACTTTTAGGAAACTCTCTTACTAGATCTAGTAGTATTTTATCTACTACAAACTGAATATTCCTATGCATACTATTTGCATCGTAATCTCTTAATCCAAAGCTTAATGCTAGTTGTGGCGTATATGTTGTAAAGTCCTTGAATACTGAAGACTTAGTAGCTAAAGAATAGTAAAGCATATCAGGGATATAAGACTCCCACAATTCAGTAATAACATCACTAGTGGTTACGTTAAATACCCCTGCTGTAAATAAAGTGTCAATGAGAAACTGAATAGCTCTCTTAGTGCCCTTCATTTTATAAATTTTAACTGCGTTCCTTAATTGCACTCTCCATCTGTCAAAGTCTGCCCCAAAGAATTGCCATCCAATTAACTCCCCTAAAACTTGCAAAAATTCTTGGGGACACTTTCCAATATCATATAGAGTATTTAACTCTGCTTGCTCACCTACACCATCAGCTATGTTAAATGACATAGCTTCTAGAAATCTAGATAGAGGCCCCGCCTCGACAGTATCTGTGATTAAAACTCCTGGTGAAGTGGGGGAGGAGGTGGTAAAAAATGTGGTAAAAGCTTTTTCTACTTTTGAATCAGTAGAGTTTAGAAACTCAGGAGAGTAGACAACTGAGTTTAGAGTCTGTAATCTATCCAGCACCTGGACACCACTAGTGTAAGTGCCTGCGCTCATATCCAGAGAGGAAGTGTAAGCTGGCGGGGTTACCTTATCCTCAAGTCCCCACGCTCCTTCATTTCTCCACAAGTGCTCCTCAAATACATTTAAGTTATCCTCTAAAACTAAAGGTCTACCCTTCCATAAAGTATTTGTTAATAACTCTGGTAGAGCAGTGGACGTATCAAAATACGGACCTGTTCTATTTAGGAAGTATACCCACCCTAAGTTCTCAGCCAGATATTTATATGTCCCCGAGGAATCTGTGGCGAAAGCATTGTTGGTAAGTGCGGCTAGGTCATCCGTAGCATGGTGCCCAGCGTGGATAGAAGGGATTTTAGGAAGAAGAGTACCACTTACGTAGTCCACAAACTGGGAGCTAGTAGCGAATTGTTTAAAAGAAGCCCCTAAAGGATATAAAATATATCTTTCGAAGTCATCTGCATCGATCTGAGTAGGAGGCTTATCCTTATAGAAATAAGAGGCCAACCCTTCAGGTGAGTTTAAGGACGATAAGTTAGTATCGTATGTAAGCCCTGATAAGGGAAGAACTGTTTGTTGGTTTTTTACAGCTAGAATGTGAGAGTTAATTAGCTGGTCAGGAAAAGATACGTGTACCCCACTAACCGCTTGATCGTCTGCAAAATAAAAGTTAGGAACAATCTGCCGAATAGCCTCTAAGTAGTTTCGCTTAAAATATTTTTGAGCGTCCGCTGCATTTACAACATTATCTTTAGAGGAAACTACTGCTACAACTTCAGGCGTAATTTGATTAAGGCTATTCCACCTAGCTTTTTTTACATATCTTCTGGACATCAGATTAGAACAGTATTAATGGTAAAGTTATTAAGTTGAATAATTTCATTAAATTCAACATTAGTAATATCTGGCAAGTTATCGACAGTGGCATACCTTACGTTAGGTAATCTAAAGATCTCTCTAGTAAGTTCAGCAGGTAAGAAGGGTCTTCCAAAGTCCGCGTTGTCGGTATTGAAGTGGTTTACAATAACATTAGCTACTTCTTGTTCTACTTGAGCTTGGAAAGTGTCTAGCTCTCGATCAATTCTAATTGTTATTACGATATCCAAAGTTCTAATAAGCCCATCAACAATAACAACTTCATCTGTTAACATTTTTTTAGGTTCAATTTCTTCTAGTAAATCTTTCTTAAAAGTAGTTGAAGCTTTTTGTAGATGTAGGTTATCTAACTTCTCTAAGGTATAAACATCAATAATATTTCCTGAAGAATAAGCATCTCTTACAGCAGCAGTTGTTTTTCCTACCGTTCCTTGTTTGCTTCTAAAACTATTTCCAATAGCAATAAAGTCTTCAAGAGTCACTACTCTGTCTTGTCTCTTAAAAGTATAAGGAGCATATTTTTTTGCGTGCTCTGCTGTTTCCGCAGGCTGTCCCCCTGTAGCAGGAGTGTTATTTTCTGTGGTAAAGATTAATGTATTAGCACTGTCAGCTACGTTAGCAGTTGTTTGTACATTAATAGCTCCTGCTCCAATATTTCCTCGTGTTCCGCCCCCTACTCTATAAAGAATAGAAAAATCGGATCCAGCGGGAGGAGAAATTCCTAGGGCACCATCCCCAAACAGAACTGTTCCTGCGTAGTCCTCATCATTAATGACCTGAAAAATTTTATCAGTAGCCCCAGAAGCACCGTAGAGTCGGTCTACCTGCTGGTAAGCTCCATTAGCGGGATCATCTCCATTAGAAGTAGTAACCATTACTTGGACGGATCCCTCAATAATAGGAGAGTTTGTAAGAACTACTCTTTTATTTGCTTCTAAGGTATCGAAGGTTCCCTGTTGAAGGGATAGGGCACCTTCTAGTAAAGCTACATTGGTAAATACAGAACTAAGATCGTTGTCAGCCTCGCTACCCTCTAACTGAAAAGAAGCACCAGCATTTGAGATATTCTGAATAGCATTATCTTGAATCTTATAGAGGCTATAGTTTACGGGTGCCCCGTCTTCTTTAGAGCTAATAGCAAAAACTCTATTTTCAGGAGTATAGGTTAACGGAAAGTTTGTTACTAAAGGGGTTGTAGTACAGGTAAGGCGAGCATTAGCTCCCGCAGCTAAGGGACCTCTCATGTCTACCCCAATTAGTTCCAAAAGCTTCTGAAGGTTGTTTCTAGTTTTAACAGTTCTTAGGTAGTTCTCATTGGCTAACATATCTCCCTTTAAAGATAAGACTGCCCCCATGTAAGATACTAATTCTAATAACATTACCCCTAAATCAGATTCAGAGAAGTTTTGGTAGTCTAAGGGGTATACTGCTTTTACATAGGCAATAAGATTTTCCCTCATAGAGTAAAAATCAGTTCCTGCAAAATCAATATACTCTTCTTTCTTGCGATCTGGGATCTTCCCCAGTTTCATAAAATCTGTTGCTGCTGTTCCTGAAAATACCATTATGCTAATGTAACCTCGACATCAAAAATATCTAATGACTCGTCCAGTACTTGGAGAGTTAACTTAATAACAAGCTCGCTTCTAGCTTGCTGTATGGGTGTTGAAAATATTGAGAGAGAGATAACATTTACTATGGAAAAATACTGTTCTAAAGTTCTTAAAATTTCAGTTTTCATTAAATAGTAAGTGGTTTCATCTAAAGGCTCAAACAAATATTTTTGTAATGAAATACCATAATTAGGAATCATTACCCTCTCTCCTCTTTCACAAAGAAGAAGTTGCCGCAAATTATTCCTAATTAAGGTAGCACCATAAGCCTTACCAAAATAACCACCCTCACTTACATTGGCCTTTAAAGACGCGGGTGTTCCAGTGATAGTCCTGAACTGTCCCGCTAAAGGGTAATTAAATCCAAATTTTTGTTTAAATTTAGAGGAAGAATTTCTTTTTACAGCGATGCTTACGTCGGCTCCATAGGTAGTGTTAGAGGTAGTCGTTGCCATAATTAATACGGGTAAGTCCTGATAGTGGTAAAGAAGCCTTTCTGAGCATTATAATTCTTTAATGCCTCAGAAGAAGATAAGGCCCTGTTATATAGCTTTAAACTTCCAATAAATCCGTGAAGCCCACTTTTTTTACCTCCCCATTTTCCCCCCATAAAGTTCATACCCTCGTTGCTACTCTGAGGGACCCCTTCCAGGGCATGAGGGTGCATTCCATCGGTATACCCCCCTCCAATAATCCATGGTGTTAAAGACATGCCCTGCTCCGTTCCTTCGGGAACAGGTCCATCCCAATACCAAAAGTCTCTATATCCCAATCTGCCTGGAGGGAACAGGGGAGCGTTAGGAGGCAGTTCGGCTTTATAGGGGGTATCGTATGCAAAGGAGGAGGTATCGGTCATAGAGGGGATCTGGGGTGCTCCTGCGGTTGCAAAGGTGGCTGCTACGGATTGCTCCTTCAAAAGGTTACCGTTAAGATAGATACTTACTAAATCCGCCCCATAATCAACTGTGACCGTAGTGTGTATAAATGCCGAAGAACAATCATTAAAACTATCTCCATTACTGGTAGTAGTAGAGGTGTCTACGGCTATACCGTAATACCCACTAGGAGGAACTTCGTCTTGAGGACAATATCCTATATCAGCAGAAGCTGCAAAGAAGGTAACCCCACTAGTATTAATGGACTGTGTAGGACTCATATGAAATACTAATCCCTCAGTAATACTGTTATCCGCTGGGTTATTACTAGGATCGGATCCCTTAGTAATTCTTCGATCTCGGCTAAAGCCCATCACTAACCCTCGTATAGAGTCTGACCCCAGTTCAGGCCCAACCGTCCACGTATCGGACTCGGTGGAGTTACCACCTCCTCGGTTCTCACATCCAAGAACTACTCGGTGCAAAGAAGATAGTGATTGGTCTCCTGCCCATCCTTCCCCATTAGCTTCATCTAAATCAGGAACGTGTGTCCAGAAATCAAAAGTGGCTCCTATGTTGTTATATAACAAACTATCAATATCTGAATAACCACTCTTAATTCTTCCATAGCCATAAGGTCGATAAGCTGAGTAGAGATAGCGATCGTTATTCGCATAGCTTGAAGCTTTAGGATTTCCATCAGCCCCACTAAAGAAGTTGCAAACTCCTCTAAAGTAAGGAACCCCTACTCCAGAAGGGAACATGCTAGGGATAGAAGAAGCTACTAACTGAGTAGCCATCTCACTTGCAGAACTAGTATTACAATTTATTGAAAAGTATTTATCAGAGTCAGGCTTGACAATATCTGCGTCTAGGAAGTTATAGATGGCGACTAGATTTTTAGTAGCCACTTCGTCAGTAAGAGACAGAACGGTTCCTGCGGTACCGCTTACTGGAAAGTCCGAAGTAATAATTTGACCCACTCCAACAGGAGGAAGCATTAGATCCTCTACGGTAAATGCGTCTTGAGGGACTGAACTCTTAATAAACTCAGGACATAGAGGAAGAACCACTCCTGAGACTTCTCCAGGATTAAAAATTAAATTCTCTTGCTTAGACCTTTCAATAGCAAGCAATCCGCTATCTAAATCTTGAAAATTATTAATTGGAATCTGCCCCTTAATAGCAGCAGATCCCTGAGGAGCTAAAATTACGTGAACTTCAATTTGTTTTTTTCTTTTATTAATTTTAGAATTATGCGTGGAAATTACGGAATATAAAATTTGACGCTGATTAGTAAGAATCGCAGTATCCTCAGTATATCCCTGAGCTTGAAGTTCCCCAATGTAATTTGAAGTATCGTATATTTGCCTATTACGTTGATCAATTAATACTTGTAAGAAGTGGTCATCCTCATAAAATTCCTGCATTGTGGGACTTTCATCGATATGCTCTATATCAAATGTAGTGTTAGCCCATTTGTTAAATGTAGACCAACTAACCTGCTGGCCCTTTCCTCCAAGGTTTGGATTATATTTAAATAAGTATTCTAAAGATTGCTCGGGTACACCTGTTCCAGGAATGGGTGCCCCCCGCTTAGTAAAGTAGATAGCGTTGACGATGTTGGTGATACACCCAGAGTAATCTAAACCTCCTCCATAGGAGTCGTAGTAAACACCTGTTTTAGAGAATAGATACTGTCCTTCCTTGGAGACAGGGGGGAGCATCCCACTAGCATTAATTACATCCACAAAAGGATTAAACTCGTCATCGGCATCTAAAGGAACAATTGGAAATCCGTTAGGACCTCGTTCTGCATTTATTAACTTAAATCTTGTAGAATCCCCCAGAGCGTCTCCTAGAGTAGCAGGCCCGTTGGGGTTCGGATTAGGCATATTCTTCCAGAACACAGGCTCTGGGTTGTTTTCAGGGTCAGAGGCTCTTGCTTGAATGATCTCTTGAATTTTTTGTTGTTGCGCGTCAGCCTGAGCAACAAACCCTGCGGACTGCTCTAGGGTTGATTTATTTTGGTCATAAACCTTACTAGCCGCTGCGAGTGCGGGGGGAGGGGCAGGGAAGGCAACCACATTACCCTGAGAATCCACCATATTAAAGCCCACTAGTTTATCTGCTAATGCGGAAGGGCCTTTTTGTAGAGCACTAAAGGTTTTCATTTTGTCAACACAGTTTTTAATTAGATCAAGCTGGTTCCCGACATTCTGTCCAATGACCCAAGCTTCCGCTCCGAAACCTAGAATAGTTCCCAAGCCATCTAAATCATTCACGGCATCTAATGCTGAATCCTCTACCCCTTTGTTAGAAGAGCTAGAAACGAATACAAATCTACCCAAGTTTGTATCATATTCTACAATTCCTGTGTCTAGGAATACTTGCCTCATCACATCCTTAAAAATAGAATCTGCTAGATCTTTCCCATCCCCAATTGAGTTGTTAAGATCATTAAGAACTGGAGAAGGGAATGCGTTAAGAACATCTTTTGTGAAGTCCATCATACATTGAGGTACCCCAAACTGGGTGCCCATAGCATCTAGGACTGGGTTTGGGGAAGTAGTTACAATACTTGCTGTTTTTGAAAAATCGAATGAGGCCATAATTTATATAGTGTTAGGTTGCTGGGGGATCGTATACAGGCGTTGAGTTAAGATTGATATTAGGACCCCCATTGATGGTTACATCTGTTCCATTAATATCTACAGTTGTACTACCATTAATATCTACTGTAGGCGCAGTAATTTCTACTTCTATATCGCTTTGTAGAGTGATCTTCCCTTTAGCAACGATATCTACTGATCCTCCAGACTCCACAATAATTCTTGAATGCGGTCCAGGAGCACTAACAAAAATTACAGAATCTTGAGCCTCAGCTTCTAAGGAGATATTATTATGGTGAGAGCGCAATTTAATGCAACCTGTGGTTTCGTTACCAAAAACACCTTTCCTACCAGAATAACCTCCTGTGCCAGGATCTCCGAGACCATTAGATGGCGCACCCTCAAAATCTACTCTTCCATCACCATTTGTAGAGGTGTCTCCATATGCAGCCTTACCCGTAGATTTATTTTCAATATCTACATTGAGACCATCCTCTACCCACATATGGAATCTATTGGATAAAGTATACATGTTGACAGGCCCGTGAGTTCTCATATGATACTCTCCTGCTGAAAAAGGGCTATCTTTACTACCTGCTGAACTCCAGATAAAGTAGTCTTTTCCTTTGTGCTCGTTTGTCATGACAATGCCATTAACAATAGGGGAATCTACAAGTTTAAATTGTTTTCCACTTCCACTTTGCATACCTACGGAATAGTTTTGAAAAGGATCCTTGGATTTAGAAACAGAGTCATACTGACTTGAAATCTTAAAAGCATCCCCACGGTGATTACTTAGTCCAATAGCCTCTGGGATAATCCCCTTTCCGGCATACATGTCCTTAAATGCGGAAGGAAAGCTAGGCACCTTCTCGGGCTTTTGCATTGCTGTTTCAAACTCTCCTGTCTCAGGTCCAAAAGTACCAGTTTTATCTTTTGGTACATAATCATTGCTCGGGGGAGGTTCGGTACCTGGGGCAGGGAGACTCTCATTGGTTCCAGGAATATCCCCCATTAAGGATCCTAAGTAATAATACCCTTTGATCCGATCACCTTCCGAAGCTACATCGTCCTCATATGCACATAGAACTTGACTACCTACCATTGGGATTGCAACAAAAGCCGCCTCAGTATTTCCGTAAGGAGTTACGTAGCGCACAGGCTCTTCCTCATACCCTTCGCCATCTGAGAGTTTGAAGGATACCAGAAACTTGCCCGTTTGGGTAACGTCTGCTTGAGTGATAACTGTTCCAGTTTTTAGTCTAAGTGCCATAAGTATTAAGTGTATAGTTTAGATGTTTTGTTAAGTTTAGTGCCGATGATAGGATCTTTCATAATGTAGAATTCAGACTCCGCTTTACTATTTGTTATAGTATGCTTAAAGCCAGCGATCATATATTTACCACTAAACCATGTTCTTTGTAGGTCTAGTTTATTAGAGCTTTGATTAAATCTAGGCTCAATGCATGATAAGATGCAAGGTCTGTTCATGGTATTTCTATTGTTAGATAAATGAAACATAGGAATAGTAGTAATAGCCCCAGCCAACGGCTGTGCCATTACTGTTTGCTTCATTTTAGTACTAGTAATTATTGACTGTCCTACTGGATCCGTATTAGAAGGCATTAGACGAACCGACAGGGAAACTCCTTTTGATTTTTGATAAAGATTAAGAAAGTTTTTCCACATAAATTTAAGGTATTCTTCTTCACCTTGATCCGTTACTGTGGTTCTTACAGAAGGACTTCCTGGCTTATCATTTAAAGCATCAAACATATCATAAAAGTGTCCTTTCTCTTCAGTAATTCCCAGTGTAAACCAATTCTTAAATAATTTTTTAAATTCTTTAGGGGGATCATCAGGATCCCTACTTTCTGGCTGACCGAAAAAAGGCAACGAAACTGTTTTAAGTAGTTCCATTTCTGCTTGCTCACTCTTAATTATATCCTCTAACTGTTTAAAGTATTTATTAACAAGTTTACCCTGCCCTGGTTTAATAATCCCTGTTGCAATTTGATTAGAAGGATCAGGGGCGGGTACAGCCATTCCTAAACCAGCTAAATAAACTGCATCGATATCAATATCAACAGATAGAATATTAGGGTTTTTAGTTCCAAAGGAAAATACTGGCATACGACTTGCCTGTATGGGCTGAGTCTTTTTAAGCTCTTGTAATTGAGTAGAGAGGATGTTAGAATCTCCAGCAAATGTGTCCCCCACCAAAGAATTCCAAGGTACCTGTCCAAAAGCAGATAGCCAAGGAATAGGTATAATGTAATCCTCTACCTTTTGCATATAATCAAAATCTAATCCATTTAGAATATCCATAGGATGGATTAGTTTTTTTAGCTTATCGGTCTGCTGCTCTTGCTGTGATCGAGTATCCTTAGTGTCTGGAGTTTTTTCTAAAGACTGAGCTAGCAAATAATCTGTTATTAGTCTACTGTCTCCCCAAATAAGTGCGGGTTTATCATTAGAAGGAAGTAAGGTAGCTTCTTTCATTATAGTTAAGATATTAAAATCAGTTTCTCCTATAGGGTTTCCTCCTATATTAGAATTAAACGCACCAGCAGTAGCCGAGCTAGTTGAAAACTCACCAAATTTATTGTTAAGGCAAGTTGCTACATTATTTAGTTTATCTAGAAAAGAAGTTGCTTTGTCATAATCACACTGTATAACTGCTTTAATTTCTCGGCTTTGAAACCAGTCAACTATCTCTTCTTTCGCAGTAACAGATTTTTCAAGGTTAGCAAAAGTGCTCCTGCCTATGGGTTGGGTAGTAACGGGTGATCTGCCAGAAATTGAATACCTACTACTTTCGGTTAGTCCTAATCCAATCCCTTCTAATGCTTCTCTGAAAGCAGTGTAATGTGCCACTGCCATTTTTGCATCCCATTCGGTATCACTAACAGGGAGAGACTGATAATACGTCATTACTTTAAGTCTTT